AGTTTGTCGGTGGTTTTGAAAAATTCGCGGAATGGGGGTTGTTCTGATGGCTGAAAAAAAGCAAACACTAGCCGAGCAAGCGCAAGAAATCCTGCGCATCGCCGAGCAACACGGCGTCGAGCAGAATTTCTTTTTTCTGACGACGTTTAAGCGCTATCAGGTGCAGATCAACATTTTGATCGACTTGGAGGCCGCGATTAAGCGCGACGGGTCGCTGGTGACGAAGGAGTATGGCAAGGGGCGCGGCAACGTCTACACGCATCCGGCGATTACAGAGTACAACCGGACGAGCACCGCCGCCAATCAGACCGTGCAGACGCTGATGAAGATCATTGCGACGATGCGCGAGGACGACGACGACACCGGCGACGAGCTGCTTGAGTTTCTGAGGCGCGGACGAGGATGATGCGAGGTGAATTGGCCGAAAGCGTATCTTGCGGCGATCCAACGCGGCGACGAGTTTGTGAGCACAAAGGTGCGCGCGGTCTACGAGCGCGAATGCGGCTGGATGGACAGCCCGCCGCCCGACTTCCCATATCGCTTTGACGAGGACGCTGGCGAGCGCGTCGTTGAATTCATCGAGGTGTTCTGCAAGCGCTCGGACGGCAAGCACGGCGGGGAGCCGATTAAGCTGTCGCTGTTCCAAAAGGCAAAAATACAGCTGGCGTTTGGCTGGCTGCAAAAGTCGGACGGCCTGCGCCGCATCCGCGAGGTGGTCGACATCCGCGCGCGCAAGACCGGCAAGTCGACCGAGACGGCGGGTGTGTGTCAGTACATGCTGATCGCCGACTATGAAGGCGGCGCGGAGGTCTATTGCGTCGCCAATAAGCTAGACCAAGCCAAGAAGATATTCGATGAGGCCGTCAACATGCGCGCGCAGTCGCCGCAGCTGCGGAAGATCACGCGCAAGCGGCAGTCGGACATATACCTGCCGGCAAATTTCAGCTACATCAAGGCGTTGGCGTCCGACACCAAGACGATGGACGGCCTTAACGCTCACTTTTTCGTGCAGGACGAGTTCCATGAGGCCCGCGACAGCAAGCTGTACGACGTCATGAAACAGTCGCAAAGCGCCCGCGATCAGCCGATGGCGTGGCTTATATCCACAAACGGCTTTGTGCGCGAAGGTTTTTTTGACGCGCGGTATGACTATTGCTCGAAGGTCGCGCTGTGGGAACCTGGCTATGAAGATTACCGGCTGCTGCCGCTGATCTACGAGTTGGACAGCCGCGACGAGTGGACGGACCCGGCTTGCTGGGGCAAGGCCAATCCGGGACTGGGCGAGATCAAGAAGCTGGACACGCTTGCGGAGCACGTCGCGGACGGCAAGCGCGACCCGACCTTCCTGCCGACGCTGCTTACTAAGGATTTCAACATCCCAGAAAACAGCAACGCCGCATGGCTGACTTATGAGGCGGCGGTGAACGAGGCGGTCGTGCCGATGGAGCGCCTTGAGCACAGCTACGCCATCGGCGGTTGCGACCTTTCAGCAACCACCGATCTCACATGCGCATCGCTTCTGATCCGCAAGCCGGGCGACGAGAATTTCTATGTACTGCAAATGTACTTTCTGCCGGAGGCACGGGTGGACGCCGTTGAGGCGTCGAGCGCCCGCGAAGCGCCGTATAAGCTATGGGCGGAGCAAGGGTGGCTGCATATTTGCCCCGGCGCAACGGTGGACTTTAGCGCGGTGACGGCGTGGTTTGTTGAGATGGTCGAACAGCACGATATTCGCCCGCTGTGGGTTGGTTACGACCGCGCGCTGGCGGGCTATTGGGTGGAGGAAATGACGGCGGCGGGTTTTGATATGGAGAAGATCGCGCAGGGTCCGTTTACGTTTTCCTATCCCATGAAGCGGCTGGGCGGGCTGTTTGAGGAGCACAAGATCATATCGAACAACAATCCAATGTTGCGCTGGTGCGTGCTCAATACCAGCGCGAAATCGGCCAATCGGTCAGGCGTCGACACGATACAGCCGGAAAAGACGAGCAAAAGCAAGCGCATTGATGGGCTGGTGAGCCTGCTTAACGCGTTTGTGTGCTACACCAACCACGAGGACGAATTTTTGCGCTATGTGAGGTGATCAAATGGAATTTAGGGACGCGCTGCGCGCGGTGTTCGGGCGGCTGCGCAAGCGCGAGGTTACCGGCTGGCGCGAGATCGGCGGCCATGCGCCGGTGTTTACGCCGTACTCGGGGCAGATGTATCTTAACGATACCTGCCGGGCGTGTGTGCGGACACTGGCCGAGCATACATCGAAAGCCAACGCCACCACGCGGGGCGATAAAAAACTGGAAACGCTTTTGAACGTGCGCCCGAACATGTACATGAGCGGCAAGGACTTTTTGTACAAGATGCGCACGCTGTACGAGGTGAACAATACGGCGTTCGCGTACATCAACCGCGACGACGCGGGCGAGGTGTTGAGCGTGTACCCGGTGCCGCAATGCCCGAGCGAGGCGGTCGACAGCGGCGGCGAGTTGTACATCCGGTTTTGGCTGCCCAACGGCACGCAACTGATCGCGGCCTGGGCAGATTTGATCGTGCTACGCAAGGACTACAACGGATCGGATATTTGGGGTGATCCCAACACGGCCATCGGGAGTGCGCTGGAGTTGCTCGACACCACGATGCAGGGCATGGGCAACGCGATCAAGGCGACCGCGAACCTGCGCGGAATCCTGAAATCAACAAAGGCCATGATCGCGCCGGACGACGCGAAGCGGCTGAAAGACGAGTTTGTAAACGACTACGTTAATATTTCCAACAAGTCGGGCGTGGCGCTGCTCGACGCGACGCAGGAATTCATCCCGGTGAACATGCGCCCGCAGGTGGCTGATCACGCGTATGTGAAGGAGCTGCGTGAGAACATCTTTCGCTACTTCGGCGTGAACGAGGCGGCGATCAAAAACGAGCTGGTGGGCGATGCCGCCGATAGCTTCTACGAGGGCGCGATCGAGCCGTTCCTGCTGGCGCTGTCGCTGGAGGCGACGTACAAGATTTACACGCCGAGAGAGCGCGGGCATGGCAACGAGGTGATGTATGAAGCGAACCGCATGCAGTTTATGACGATGCAATCGAAGTTGGCGCTGGTGCAGATGGTAGACAGGGCCAGCATGTCGCCGAACGAGTGGCGCGCGGTGCTGAACATGCCGCCAGTTGAGGGTGGCGACGAATTGCAGAAATGGCAAGCGCCGCAAGGAACAAGGAAGGGGGTTGATGCGGATGCCGGTAAAGGCGGATCGGGAGTATCGGGCGATGAGCCTACTGCTGCCGACGGAAAATAAGCAAAAGCGGCTGGAAAGCGATTACTACGTTGAGGGGTATGCGACCACGGTTGATAGCCCGTATCTGATGTATGATGACGGGCGGAGAAAATATTACGAGGTGATTGACCGGCGGGCGTTTGATGGCGCGGATATGACAGATGTCATTATGCAATACGACCACGAAGGCCGCGTGCTGGCCAGAAAGTCAAACGGCACTCTTGGCATAGAGCTCGATAACAAGGGGCTATTTGTTTTTGCCGATCTTTCGAAGTCAGCCGCCGCAAAAGAGTTCTTTGAAGAAATTCGCAACGGATTGATCTCACAAATGTCGATTGGATTCCGCGCAGACACCGATAAGGACGAATATGAGCGGGGGGCTAACACCACAACACGAATCATCAAGCAATTCAAAAAGATTTTCGATGTGTCAGGGGTTTCACGACCTGCAAACCCCGACACCGAAATATCCGCGCGTTCTTGGGTCGACGGAGCGATCGAGGCCGAGAAGCGGGAGGCGCAAGCGCGGCTGGCACTCGCACGGGCGAAATACAACTATTTTTACGGAGGTTAGGACATGAAAACTTTGCAAGAGATCATCGCGCGCTTGGCTGAAATTGACGTTGAGGTGCGCAATGCGACCGAGGCCGCGCAGGTAGACGCGCTGGCGACCGAAAAGGGCGAACTGCTCGCCCGCAAGGCTGAACTGGAAGATTTGGAAACCCGCAAGCAGGGCGCCCTCGGCATCAAGCAGGGTGCCGGCCGTGTTGTTGAAACGCGCGGCGCTGTTGACCCGGACGACCTGCGCGACAGTATGGAATACCGCAAGGCGTTTATGCGCCACGTGGTCAAGGGCGCGCCGCTGCCGGCGGAGTTCCGCGACCTGACCAAAGAAACCACCTACACGACCGACGCACCCGCCGTGATCCCGACCGTTCTTGTGAATCGAATCGTCGAGAAAATGGAAACCCTCGGCATGATCCTGCCGCTGGTGACGCGCACGAGCTATAAGGCCGGCATCGCAATTCCGACCTCGGCGGTGAAGCCTGTGGCCACGTGGGTTGGCGAGGGCGAATCGAGCGACCGGCAGAAAAAGACCACCAGCACGAGCATCATGTTCGGCAACTTCAAGTTGCGCTGCGAAGTCGCGTGGAGCATGGAGATGGACGCGATGGCGCTGTCTGCGTTTGAGGCGGCGTTTGTCCGGCAGGTGTCCGAGGCGATGGTCAAGGCCATTGAGGGCAAGATCGTCTCGACCGACGCGGGCACCACGAACCCGCGTGGCATCCTCGCCGAGACCCCGGCGGACGGGCAGGCGCTGACGGTGAAAACCATCGGCTATGACACGCTGATCGACGCCGAGGCGGCGCTGCCGCAGGCATACGAGGGGAACGCCGTCTGGTGCATGACTAAAAAAACGTTCATGGCGTTTGTGGGCATGACCGACGCGGAAGGCCAGCCGATCGCGCGCACGAACTACGGCATCGGCGGCAAGCCGGAGCGCACGCTGCTTGGGCGCAATGTGGTGCTGTGCGGCGACTACATGGACAGCTTCGCGGCCAACCTGACCGCTGGCAAGATCTTCGCGTTCCTGTTTGACTTCCGCGAGTATGCACTCAACACCATCTACGATCTCGGCATCCAGCGCCGGCAGGACTGGGACACCGAGGACATGCAAGTTAAAGCCGTCATGTCCTGCGACGGCAAGGTGATCGACAAGAATTCGCTGGTTACGCTGGCGAAGAAGGCTTAAAGGGGGGAAATAAAATGACCCCGTATAAACATTATTTTGGGCAACGGATCACGACCGACTGCGATGTCGCTGCGGATCGCGCGTTCATCGCGCACTACTCCATCGCCGCCGCCGACGCTGCGGCTGAATCCGACGACGGCGTTCTCGCCGCGACCGACCTCAACGCGACCGCGCAGTCTATCACGACCGGACTGACCAACCCCGCCGTGCCGCGCAACGTCAAGGTCAAGGGCAACGCGTCCGGCATCAACAACGTCGTGAAGGTGTGGGGCACCAACTTTGCGGGCGCGGCGATCAGCGAGGAAATCACGCCGAACGGCACGAACGCCGTGGCGGGCAACCTGGCGTTTAAGACCATCACCAAGGTTGACCTGCCGGTTGAGGATCACACCGCCGCGAAGCAGAAAACCACCTCCGCCGTGACCGCCGCGACCGGCGCGGGCACCGCGACGCTGCTTGTAGAGGGCGCCGTGTTCGGCGAGGACGGCATCGAGGTGGACGTCGTGCTGGCGGCTGGCGACGTGGTTTCCACCACGACCGCCGCGACCGCGATCAAGAATGCACTGAACGCCAATGCCGCCTTTGCTGCGCATTTTGTGGCGACGTCCAGCACGGCCAACGTCATCATGGAGGCAAAGGTTGCCGCGCCGCAGGACGCGACGGTTGACCTGACCGTCGCGGACGCGGGCGCAACCGGCCTTGTCATCGGCGAAATCGCCGTCGATACGGTATCTGGCGTGCGCGACCGCATCAGCGTCGGCTGGGGCCGAAGATTCGGCATCCCGTACAAGCTGCCCGCCGACGAGCTGGTGCTGCTCAAGCTGGTTGACAACGCCGCAGAGAGCACGGCCGGTACGATTATCGCTGACGCGGCTGAAATGGAGAAAAACGTCTACGCGCTGCATTCCAGCACGACCATTGACGGGACGAAGCCCATCGATCTCTACATCATCGTGTAAGGTGGTGCGATTATGGCGGTGGGCGCGGACTACATGGACAAGCTGGCGCGCGCGGTGCGGCTGAAAACGCCCACCTACGACGCCAAAAGCGAACTGACTGACCTGATTGAGGAATGCCGGGCTGATTTGATTCGGCTCGGCATTCTACCTGATAAGGCCAGCGACGAAACCGACCCGCTGATCCTCGGCGCGGTCCGCTGCTTTGTGCGGTGGAAATGGGCGCAAACCCCGGAGGATGAAACCGGGAACATGCGCGACTATATGCTGATGCGCGACGAACTGCGCAGAACCAGCGCGTACACCGAGGCGGTGATGCCGTGAGGATGCTGGACGAGATCGTGCTGCGCGCAAAAACCACGACGCAGGGCGCGAACGGGTACCCTGTCGAGACGGTGACCGAGCGCGCGGTGTATGCCGATGTTTTGAGCGTGACCCGCGCGGAGCACTACGCGGCGCAGGGCGCAGGCACCCGCGCGGATGTTGTGTTTGTCGTTGCGACGGACGAGTATGCCGGCGAAACCGAAGTAGAATACGGCGGCAAGGTGTACGACGTGACGCGCACCCATGAGCGCATGGAGGCGCGCACAAACACAAGATCGTACCGCGCCGACCCGACGCGGATAGAGCTGGTATGTGTGAGGCGGTGATGGCGTGAGAGTGCAGGAGGTTTTATCGGCGACCGGGATTCCGACCTATCCGGGCGCGTGGGTTCCGCCGACCGACGGCGCGATCCCGCCCGCGCAGTACATAGTGCATACCTACCTGCGCGCGCCGGCACAAGCCGCAGACGATGCGGTGACCGCGACCGACACCTACGCTTATGTGAATCTGTGGAGCCGAGGCGACCCGGCGGCGGCGATTGAGACAGTCCGGGCGGCGGCAACGACGGCAGGCTGGGGCATTGTGGACGAGCGCGGCGCGGAATACGACGACGGGATGTATCGGACGAGCTGGACGTTTGCGGGGTGGGGCTGATGGGCAAGTCGCTGGAAACGCTGGGCTTTGTCGAGCTGACAAACGACCTTGCGGAGATGGCGGCACAGATCGCAGGCGATGGTGTTGGCGGCGCGTCGGTGCTGGAATCGATCCTCAATGAGGCGGCGCAGCCGGTGCTGGAAAAGGCGCAGCAGTTTGCGCCGATCAAAACCGGGAAGCTGCGAGCGGCGATCAAGGCAGGCAAGGTCAAGCGCCGCAAAGATGGCGCGTACACGATTAAGATCGGCACGCAGGGCAAGACCGATGCGTTTTACGCGCCGTTTGTCGAGTTTGGTCACGGCGGGCCGCATCCAGCGCCGCCACATCCGTTTATGCGCCCGGCATACGACGAAACGAAAGAACAGGCGTATGGGATCATACGCGACCGGTTGAATGAGGAAATTAACAAAATCGGAGGGTAACACATATGGCGGCTACCAAATGGAAATCCATTAAGGGCCTGAAGAAGGTCTACATCGCGGAGTTGGTGAGTGACACCGATTTCGCAACCACCTACGGCGCGCCGGAATGGCTGCAAGGCGCTATCGACGTGCAGGCCAGCCCGAACAACGCCGACCCGGACATTCAGTACGCGGACGACGCGGAGCATGACCGTCTTTACCCCGACCCGGAAATCGCGCTGGCAATTGAAATGGCGGCGCTGCCGCTGGCAGTCCAGCGGCGCATTCTGGGCCACACTCTCGACGCGAACGGCGTGACCATCAAGAACGCCAGCGACGTGAAGCCCTACTTCGCGGTCGGCATTCGCGCCACCCGCGCGGACGGCACGACCTACCGCAACAAGTGGTACTACAAGTGCGCCGCGAAGCCCATCACCGAAACCTACCACACCACCGAGGGCGGCACCGTCACCCGGCAGACCGGGAAGGTGGAGTTTACCGCGATTAAGCGCATCAGCGACGGCGCTTACGAGGCCGTGGCGGACGACAACGAAGACGGATTCACCGGCGGCGCGACCTTCTTCGCCAGCGTCTACGAGACGACCCCGGCGACCGTCACTGAGATTCACGCCCTGACGTGGGCGCTGACCGAGCCGGTCAAGTCCGCGACGCCTGATACCGCCATGAACGGCACCGGCTACACCAGTACGGTAACATGGTCGCCGGCCGCGACCGAGTTTGCTGGCGGCACCATCTACACCGCGACCGTGGTCATTATGGCGGCGGCGGGCTATGTGTTCTGCCCGTCGTTCAGCGCGGCGAGCATCGCATCCTTGCCCTCCGGCGCGACCGTTTCCCGCGACGGCGATACGGCCATCGTCGTCACCGCGACCTACGCGGCGACCGAACCCTGATTCAATTTAGCCGATTGCCCGCCGGGGAAAATCTCGGCGGGCTTCTTTTCGATGAGGAGGAGGAAGCCATGATCACCTGCAAGCTGGGCGACAAAGAATATCACGTTGATTTCGTATCCGCGCGGGCGCTGCGCGAGATGCAGCCGGCGTTAGAGGCATATGGGCAGATCAACGCGGCAGTGAACGCGGCGGCGAAAGGCGAGGCGCAGCCGGAGAATCAGTTGGGCATAGCCGAGGCGATGGATCGCATGATCAAGTGGTTTTGCGTCTTGTTCGGCGGGCAGTTTACACCCGACATGGTGCTTGACCTGTATCCCACCGACCGGATCATACACGACATGCTGCTGGCGGTGATGGCGGTGCAGAGCGGCACGACCGAGGCGCTATCGGATTTTCCTACCAAGGCGGCGGCGGCGAAGAAAAAGCCGTAACGCCGCAGGATTTAATTTTTAGCACCTATTCGGCGCTGCTAAAAAGCGGCTGGACGATGACGGACATAGACCAGACGGACATCTTCGGGTATTGGCGCGTCCGGGCGTGGGAGCAGCGCGGGGGGAGACCCGACAACGGCGAGATTTGCATAGATGATCTATTCTAGGGAGGGGCGGAGTAGCGATGGCTGAAACATTGCGCGAGCTGGTAGTATCGCTGTCGCTGCAAAGCGATAGTTTTTCTAAAAATATTAAATCGATCAACGCTCAGATCAAGGAAGCAGAAAGCCGGTTTGACGCGGCAGGCGCTGGCGTGGACAATTTCGCCAACACGATGGACGGCCTGAAAGCGAAGGCGGGAATGCTGACCGACAAGCTGCGTATGCAGGGCCAGATCACGCAGCAGTACGAGCGGGCGCTGAATCAGGCCACGGCAACGCTGCAAAAGAATGCGCAGAAGCAGCAAGACCTCTCCTCGAAATTGACCACGGCAAAGACGCGGTATGCGACGCTAAAGCCGCAGATCGACAAGACCAAGGCGGCATATGACGCCAGCGTCAAGGCAACCGGCGACAACAGCGAAGAATCCAACCGGCTGGGGCTGGAACTTCTGGAGCTTGAGGAACAGTACAAGGCAACGGGGGATGAAATAAAAACACTCGAAGGCCAGATTGAAGCGAACTCCAAGACGTTGCAGCGCAACGCGGATACCGTTACGAAACTGCAAACATCGCTGAATAAAGCAAAGTCCGCCGAAGCCGCGACCGCCTCCGAACTTAGCAAGACCAACAAAGCCATTGAAACGAATAAGGCCAAGTGGGATGCTGCCGCCAAG